CGGTGGCGTCGATGTAGGCAAATTGTACGGTGTCGAGCTGACGGCCTTCGAGGTAGGGCAGTGCTGCCCGGCTGGCCGCTCGGCGGGGTGGGGGGTGAGCCGGGAGACGGATGCCGGCCAGATTCTGGAGCTGGTCTTCGATGGATTGGCGCTGGCCGGTGCTCAGCGCGCCCTTGGCCAGGGCTTCGCCCAGCTGGGTGGCCAGGCGGCGAATGCTGGGTTCTGCGTCCAGCGCTGGCTGGGCGCTTAGCCAGGTGTGCAGCGCTTCAAGCTCGTCTTCTTCCACCAGGCCGTCTGCCAGGATGTTCCGGCAGTGCTGGCGCAGTTGGTCACGCAAGACGGCCACTGGGTGCGGCGCAGGTGTCGGCGCGCTTTTGTCAGGGCGATAGGCGGGTGGTGCAGCGGGTGCTGGCGGCGCTGCCGGCTGGGCAGGTGGTGGGGTTTTTGGCGTGCGCCAGCGCACCCATAGCCATATTCCACCGGCCAATCCGGCCAGCGTCAGTAGCCCGTCAATCTCCATGCTCACCTCTTATTTATTCACATTGGCAATATTGACCACGCTGTTGACGGCGTGGACGTTGCCGATGGTCACGGCAATGGCTGCCTCGGGGTTGTTGTAGCCGTACACCGCGCCCAACACCGCGCCCTGGCCGCGTGCGTCCAGCTGGCGGAACTGGTCCAGCAGCGCCTGTTCCGTGCGCGTCGTCGCGTTGCCGGGCTCGCCTGTCAGCAGGAACATCACATCAACACCTGCACGCGACCAGGCCATCAGTACGCCGGCGTCTGGCATCCGGCCATCCTGTTTTTCGTAGTTCGAGTAGGTGCCCGTGACCACGCCACCAGCAGCGGCCATGTCTGACTGCCGCCAGCCGAGCCGTTTGCGTTCTGCGACGAGACGGGAAAAAAAATCAACGTTCATGTGGTTTTTCTATTGCAAATATCAACGTTCGTTTATAAAATGTCGTTAGTGCCGCACAATACATAATCATAACGCCAACATCATGACAATGCACAAACCTATCTCACGCGCCCCCCGTGGCGTGGCTCGCAAACCGGTCTACCTGCGGCTGATGCCGGAGGAACGGGCGACGCTGGAAATGTTGGCCAATGAGGCTGGCCAATCGCTGTCATCCATGGCGAGAACCATTTTCCTGCGCGGCGCGGCCCTGGCGAAACCCACGGAAATATCGCGACCCGGTGAGGAGATCTGACATGGACACCATCCGCAGCGCCTACCAGCAGATGTGCCGGGCGATGCCCGGCGGCTGGACCACGATGGCGGCCAGCCTGGGCATGACCCCGGACGCGCTGGAAAACCGGGTGTATGAGCGGCGCGGACAGGAGATCACTGTCCACCAGGCCCGCCAGATGCAGGCTAATAGCGGCACCACGCTGTTTGCCGAGGCGATTGCAGCGGATGCGGGTGGGGTGTTTGTGCCGATCCCAACCGGGCAGGATCACGGGGCTGAGGAAATCATGGCGGTGTACATGCAGCTGGTGGACGAAGTGGGGCGGCTGTCCCGCGAGTGGACAGAATCCACGGCTGATGGCGTGCTGGATGGCCGAGAAATCGCCCGGCTGGAACAGCTCCGGCTGAACATCTGCAGCCAGGTTACCCGCATGCTGCAGCTCTCGCTGCAGGTGTTCACCCCGCAGCAGCAGGAGCCCAAACCATGAGCGCACACGGCACCCACTGCCCGCACTGCGCTCGCCCGGCCATGGCGCGCACCTCGCGGCAGATTACTCCTACGCTGCGCGAAACCACCTGGGTGTGCCGCAATGAGTACTGTGGCCATGTGTTTGTGACCATGACCGAGGCAGTGCGCACGCTGTCGCCGGCGGCGATTCCCAACCCGATGATCAATCTGCCGTTTACCCCGCGCCTGGCCCCCGACCCGGGCGGGCAGCTGGATTTGTATGCCGATCCAGACCCGCCAGAGAGCAGCGGCCAGACGGTATACCGGCGTGCCGCCGGCGGCTGGAAAACCACCCCGGCCCGCTAACCCCACAAAACCCTGACGACCACGAACCCTGATTCAGGGGGCGCGGGATCCGCTTTGCCCGAAATTCGAGATCACTATGAACGAGCAGCTCAGACAACAGATCATCCAGCGCCTGGAGCGGGACTATCAGTTCCGTGCCCCGCGCAACGGCGGGCAATGGATGACGCATGGCAAATGCCCGAGCTGCGGGCAGCCGGAGCTGTACATCAACCCGGAGCGGCCCTGGGTGGCACGTTGTGGGCGGCTGAACAAATGCGGGGCTGAGCTGCATGTCCGCGATGTGTATGCCGACCTGTTTGAGGATTGGTCGGCCCGCCACCCAGCGGTGGCCACCAATCCGCAGGCGACGGCGGATGCGTACCTGGTTGAGATGCGCGGGTTTGATCTGGCGATGATTGCCGGGTGGTACAGCCAGGACAGCTATTTTGACCCGCGCCAAGGGATTGGCTCTGCCACGGTGCGGTTTCCGCTGGCCAGTGTGGGGTTCTGGGAGCGGATCATCGACAAACCCTGGCGGTTCGGCAAACGCAAGGCCACGTTTCGGGGCAACTACTCCGGAACGTGGTGGCAACCGCCGAGCATGGACCTGACCGCGCAGTCAACGCTGTGGTTGGTTGAGGGCATTTTTGACGCGATTGCGTTGCGGCATGCCGGCGTGCCTGCGGTGGCAACGCTGAGCTGCAACAACTACCCGGAGCTGTCGCTGGCCGTGCTGGCCGAGCTGTGTGCCGACGCGCACGTCGAGCGGCCAAAACTGATCTGGGCATACGACCCGGACAAGGCGGGGCGGGAGTACTCGCGCAAATTTGTGCGCCGGGCACGGGAGGCCGGCTGGGATTGCGGGGCGGCACAGCCGCGTGATGGCCACAAAAAACGAGACTGGAACGATCTATGGATTGCCGAGCGGCTGTCTGCGGATGATCTGGCCGAATACCTGTACCTGGGCGAGCTGCTGATTGCGGCCACGCCGGCGGCGAAATCCGCGCTGATGTACAGCAAAAACGGCTGGCAGTCGTTCAATTTTGACCACGACAACCGGCTGTACTGGTTCAAGCTGGATTTGGACCGCTACGGCAAATCGCGCGACACGCTGCGTGATGACTACCCGGATATGCCGGAGCAGGAGCTGCTGGAGCGAGCGCTGGCCGAGAGCCAGACGGTAACCGAGATCTGCAATTGCCGGCCTGAGCCGCTGTACTACATGCGCAGCGAGGTCACTGACGAGGCCTGGTATTACTTCCGGGCATCGTTCCCACATGATGGCCCGGCGGTGAAGGGCACATTCACCGCCGGCCAGCTGGCCGCGCCGGCGGAGTTCAAGAAGCGACTGCTGCACATGGCTGCCGGGGCGATCTGGACCGGCAGCGCCGGCCAGCTTGACAAACTGCTGGGCCGCTGGGTGGAGGGGATCAAAACCGTTCAGACCATCGACTACCTGGGCTACAGCATCGACCACGGCGCGTATGTGTACAACGACGTGGCGGTGGTGGAGGGCACGGTGGTTGAGCAAAACGACGAGGACTATTTCGAGTCGGGCCGGCTGGCGATCAAATCGCTATCAAAATCACTGCGCCTGCATGTCAACACCGACCTGAAAAAATACCAGCCCCAACACTGGTGGCCAAAACTGCATCTGTGCTACGGCACACGCGGCACGCTGATGCTTGCGACGTTTCTGGCCAGCCTGGTGGCCGAGCAGACGCGGGCGCGGTTTGAGTCGCTGCCGTTTGTCGAGCTGGTGGGCGACCCTGGTTCGGGCAAATCCACGCTGCTGGAATTTTTGTGGAAATTGCTGGGCCGTGAGCAGTACGAGGGGTTTGACCCGCTGAAGGGCAGCGCGGTGGGGTTCATGCGCTCGATGGCCCAGGTGGGCAATCTGCCAGTTGTGCTGATTGAGTCCGACCGCGACGACGACAGCGACGGCACAAAAGGCCGACCGCGTGCCCAGTTCCACTGGGACAGTCTCAAATCCCTATACAACGGCGGCTCGCTGCGCACCACCGGGGTGAAATCCGCCGGCAACGACACCTACGAACCGCAGTTTCGCGCCAGTTTGATCATCAGCCAGAACGCGCCTGTGCAGGCCAGCCCGGCGATCATGGAGCGGATTATCCACATCTGGCTGGACAAATCCGGGCAGAGCGAGGCGGGCCGCGAGGCGGCGCTGGAGCTGAGCCGGATGTCGGCCCGCGACGTGAGTGGTTTTCTGCTGCGTGCGACATGCACAGAATCGCAAATTCTCGACCTGATGGAGCAACACCTGCGCGGCTACGAGCGGGCCATCGCCCAGGCCGGCAGCCGCAACCTGCGGATTCAGAAAAACCACGCGCAGCTGATGGTGATGGTGGACGCGCTGACGCTGGTGGTGCCGATTACCGATGCGCAAACCGACGCGGCTAAATCTCTGCTGGTGGAAATGGCGCTGGCCCGTGAGCAGGCGCTCCAGCGTGACCACCCGATGATCGAGCTGTTCTGGGACGTGGTGGAGTACCTGGACGGCATGCAGGCCGACGACGACGCCGACATTTTGCTGAACCACAGCCGCGACCCTGAGCTGATTGCCATCAACCTGAACCATTTTGCCCAGGTGGCCGGCGAGCGACGCCAGGACATCCCGCCGCTCACTGATTTGAAACAGAAACTGCGCAGCAGCCGCAGGCACAAATTCATTGAAATTCGCGCAGTCAACAGCGCGATCCATGGCCAGCACAACGCAAAAATCGGCGTGCACGGCAAAAAACTGCCCAGCACGGTGAAGTGCTGGATTTTCAAACGGTGATGGGAGACGCCTTATGCAGGCCACGATTACCGGGCGGTTATCAGATCGGACAGTCCAGGGGCTGCGTGCCCTGGGGGTGATGATCCGGTTTCTGCAATTCGACAAACGCACCGGGTTGCCGGTGCATCAGTTCACCACAGGAGGGACAGCAGATGAGACGGGGTTTTATGAGCAATCGGGCAGCGGAACGGATGCGGATTATCGAGCATTGGGCGCTGGCCGGGGCAGCGGCAGTGACGGGCGGCGCGGCGATGTTGCTGCTGATCGACCGGTTGCTGGACGTTGTGTACTGGGCGATCCGGACGTTCGTCCGGTAGGCGTCGCCGCTGCCAGACAGGGCAGCAGCGACTTTTCACAGTGAGAGACGCCCGCCGTGAGGCGGGCAGGGAGACACCATGAAGTCCGCGATTTTACGCGCCAGCACGGCGCACGCAACCGAAATGACGCGCCGCCGGCGCGACCCGCGCCCGATGTCGGCGCTGACTGCGCCGATTGACCTGGTGGCCACGGCACTGGAGCAGGAGCGGGCACGCTGCCGCAATGTGCGCGCCCGCGTGGCGCTGTTGGGTGAAAAACGTTATCTGGATGGGTTGTGACCATGCAATGCGATTGCCAGACTGAAATTGAGAAAAAATTGCTCGAACGTTTTAAGTCGGAGTATCCGAATTCAAAAAAACATGAATGCGATCTGTCAGGTTACGCCATGGTTTTGGGTAAAACCCTGGAATACCTCCCGGCGATGACCATCATTTTACGGCACACGGTCACAGCGAAATCAGGCGCTGAACGTGAAAAAAAGATCGAACAAAAAATGATTGGCAACTACTGCATGTTCTGCGGGCAACCAGCAAAACCACAACAAACAGAGGTGTGAAATGGAAACGATTGATCTGAAATCCCTGCGTAAATCGACCGGCCTGAACCAGCAGCAGTTTTGGGCGGCAGTGAATGTCACTCAGTCTGGTGGCAGCCGCTATGAGTCTGGCCGGAAAATGCCGAAATCTGTCGCCAGCCTGGTTGATTTTGTGTATGTCAAACGGATTAACGTCGATGATCTTCCCAGCGCTGATGACGTAAAAATGCTGCATGCAATTCGCAACCATCACCCTGATTTGTATCACAACCTGAAACTGATTGTGGCGGCAGGGTTGAATGGCTAAACCTGCGCTGAAAAAGTGCACATCTGCCAGCGGGCGACACCGCTGGCAGTTTGTGAAAAATTCCCTGCACTCTAAAAAAATCGATAGCCATACGGTCGAAATCACGTCGTATGGGATTTATCGGTGCGTTACGTGCGGGGGTTGGAAAACCGGCGCATATCGCCAACAGTTTGGGGTGGAGAAATGACCGTCTGCACACCAGGTGTAAATCCAGACATTTGCAGTTTGGGAGGGACAGAATGAAAACACGAACTCACACCGGCCACCCGTGCGGCGCTGGCCATCACCGGGCAAAACTCACGAGCGCCCAGGTGGCTGAGATGCGCGCGGTGTACGCGGGCTGGAAACATAATGGCGACCGGCGCGGTTATGGCGCACTGGCCAAACTGTATGGCTGCGGGCTGTCGACCGCGCGCGATGTGATCACGCTGCGCACGCGGTGGGCATCATGATGGCCGGCACGCCTGCAGGGGATCCGATGGTTGGCGAGCTGGTGTCCGCGATCCAGCTGCTGACACGGCGGCTGGCGGTGGCCAATGGGGTGCCGGAGTTGTGGACGGTGGATGACATGGCCAGTTGGTTGCAGCTGAGCGTGTCGTCGGTCAAACAGAGCGTGATTGCCAGGCCGGGGTTTCCGGCACCGGTGATGCCGACCGGGGTGGACGGGGCGGCCAAACGCTGGCTGGCCAGCGAGGTGACGCAGTGGGTGATGCAGCATCGGGCGACACTGCCCAGGGGGAGGGGGGGATGACGGTAGCAATACTATTTGCACGCTCAGACAGTTTCTACAAAACCCTGCCAGGGGTTGAGGTATTCGATGTTGACCGCGATGCCAGAACCTACGACGGGCCGTGGCCTATCGTTGCACATCCGCCGTGCCGAGCATGGGGTAGGCTACGGGCGTTCTCGAACCCGAGGCCAGATGAGCGGAATTTAGGGCGTTTGGCGGTCGCGTTGGTGCGGGAGTTTGGGGGAGTGCTTGAACACCCGGCAGGCTCAACGCTGTGGGGCGCACAGCGCTTACCACAACCAGGTTTGCGGGACGCATTCGGCGGTTGGACACTCGCAGCCCCGCAAATGTGGTGGGGCCACAGGGCGGAAAAAAACACGTGGTTTTACATTGTTGGCTGTGAACCGCGCGACCAGCCAGACATGCCGATCGTACTTGGTGATGCAGCATACGTTGTGCAGAGCAACAAAAAAAAATGCGATGACCACATGCGGTGGCGTCCGCATATCACAAAGGCCGAGCGGGAACACACCCCACCAGCTCTTGCTGAGTGGCTTGTCGAACTGGCTAACCGTTGCAACGTGAACAACAGATGATGGAGATGATGATGGATGACCTTTTTGGCCAAAAACCACGGAGGCCACCGCGACAGCTGATGCATGTATCAGATGCCGGTGACAGCTGCTCTGATGATAGCGATGACGCAGTCATTGCCAAGTTTGCGTGCAAACGGTGTGGCCATGAAACGGACTGGATTGAGCTGGGCACGGTGACAGAGGCTCGCCGTGGGATTCCGTGTCCATGTTGCAATAATGCGCGGGGGGAGAAATGAGCAAACACGAGAAACCACTTGATGAGCTGGAAATGCATGACCTGCTGTCATTGCTGTACCCGGAGCACATCCGTAGCGATGATGACGCATATTACGAACTGTCACAGCAGGCGTGCGAATCGACGGTCGACCTGGGGGATGGATTTCAGGTCACGCTGGCGGATTTGCTCGGCAGAGTTGTGATGTGCAGTATGCCGATGTGGGGTGGGTTGACCGACCGGATGGTGCATTGTTTAGGTCGGGTTAATGTAACAGATGACCTGACACAGATGGATGCAGTTGTGGTACGTGATGTCGTCATCCAAGCCGACCGGCAATGTCGGTAGCGCTGGCATTGTAGTAGATCATCAGGCTATTCAGGTCTCGATGGCCGATCATCCTGGCCAGATCGAGTGGGTCCAACCGCCTGGCCAGGCGG